ATGGGAGACACACAAGATAAGACCGATGCGTATGCAGCATTAGATCAAGCCGAAGTCGATGATTACTTACAGGATATTCTCGGAAACGAGCCAGTAACCTGTGACTGTCAAGAATGATGAGACAACATCCTTATCAAAAATTATTAGATCGGAAAAGAACATGGACACCAGTCCAAGGAACAAAAGGTACCTGTCGTGAAGGTTCAGAAGAAACCATCAAGCGTGCTCTTGCAATACGCCATATGGAGTTACCTGTGGGTACCTTTATTACGGAAGCACTTGAAAAAGAGGTTCCCGACATTGCTAGAACACTTCTAGAATCCAATGTCCAAGATGAAATAAAGCATGATATCGCCCTACAGTATATAGTAAATGCTATAGGTGCAGATGAAAATGCAGAAAATGAAGCAATTAAATTAAGAGATGCATGGATCAATCACCCTGATCACACTATTACAAAAGCTCTGGTCGTCGAACGGGCCATCTTCTTTGTTTTACTCCCTTTCTTTAGGTTTAACGGGGATGCTGCTCTTCGTACAGTATCTGCTGACATTAGCCGCGACGAACAGATCCACGTGGGAACTAATAGTCTTGTATGTACTGAGTTGGGCTTATCTCCTTCTCCTTCTCTGGATAAACTTAGGAAAGCCACCATTAACTGGATTGTTCAACCTCTAGGTATAAATACTACCTGTAAATATTTGGACAAAAAATTCTGGCTAGATGCCAGTGATCGATTAATGTATGAAGGGCGAGCACCAGAGTTAATCTCTACAAAAACGGCACGTATGCCAGCATTCTTTGAGCACTCAAATGTCAATCTCCCTCAATACGCTTAAGCTACATAACAATAGACTGGATGAACTAATTAACAGGCTTGATTCCCACTTCGGTTGGAAACCAGTTCATCCTAAAGAACCAATCGAATCTATTATGTATCGTGCGGGTCAAGCCAGTGTTATAGAGTATATTAAATCAATCATGGAGGATGAAATCTAATGTGCGGTAGAAGAAGAAGTAGTGGAGGCTCTGTCCCGCCACCACCACCACCATTACCAGCACCACCGCCACCACCTTTACCACCAAGAAGGCCAGTTCCAGTACCTAAACCTCTTGATAAAGAGAGTGATGTGAATCCACAGGTCAAGCGTGCTAAAAGTAAGAAGAGTAAGAACCCATATTTACAAGGTGGAACAGGTAGTCTTAGGATACCTTTGAATCCTGGTGTCAATACAGGTGGTTCAAATCCTAGCGGAGGAATTAATGTATGACGGCACGTGAGAGATACAATCAACTAGCTACGAATCGTTCTCAGTTCCTGGACTCGGCAGTTGAGTGTTCTAAACTCACGTTACCTTATTTAATTACTGACGATAATGCGACAAGATTAAACCGACGTTCATTCCAAACTCCATGGCAAAGTGTAGGTGCCAAGGCGGTAGTAACTTTAGCAGCTAAATTAATGCTAGCTTTACTACCTCCTAACACCACATTCTTTAAGCTACAAGTAAGGGATGACAAGCTTGGTACAGAATTCGATCCACAGATCAGAAGTGAATTAGATCTATCCTTCTCTAAGATGGAGAGGATGGTCATGGATTACATCGCTGCATCTAACGATCGGGTTGTAGTACACCAAGCTCTTAAACATTTGATTGTAGGTGGTAACTCCTTAATCTTTATGGGTAAGGATGGTTTAAAGAACTTTCCATTACATCGTTACGTTGTTAACCGTGATGGTAACGGTAACGTATTAGAAATAGTTACAAAGGAACTTATTAATCGGAAGATCCTAGGGTTTGATCCCCCTGGAGATGCTAAAGGTCCGAACAGACCTAATGAAAATTACTCGATAGGTTCAGATGATGATGACGTAGAAGTATACACATGCGTTAAATTGGATGAGAAGAGTGGAAGGTGGGTATGGTATCAGGAAGCATATGATATGATTATGCCTGGTACAAGGAGTACTGCTCCTAAGAACGCATCACCTTGGCTGGTTCTCAGATTTAATACGGTGGACGGGGAGGATTATGGCAGAGGTAGAGTTGAGGAGTTTGTCGGTGATCTCAAGTCACTTGAAGGACTCTCTCAGGCACTCGTAGAAGGCTCTGCAGCAGCCGCAAAGGTTGTCTTCCTTGTATCACCATCATCGACCACTAAACCAAAGACTATAGCCGATGCTGGTAACGGTGCTATTGTTCAGGGAAGACCTGAAGATGTTGCTGTTATACAGGTAGGCAAGACTGCTGATTTTGCAACAGCTGCAAACTTAGCTCAACAAATAGAGAAAAGATTAGCTGATGCTTTCTTAGTATTAAATGTACGTCATTCAGAACGTACTACTGCAGAGGAAGTAAGATTAACTCAGATGGAATTAGAGCAACAACTTGGCGGACTATTCAGTTTGCTTACTGTGGAGTTCTTAATACCATATCTAAATAGAACCCTTCTAGTTCTTAATAGAACTAATCAGTTACCTAAGATACCTAAAGATTTAGCTAGACCTACTATTGTAGCTGGTATAAATGCACTAGGTAGAGGACAAGATAGAGAAGCGTTAACACAATTCGTTGGTACTATTGCTCAGACACTAGGACCAGAAGCAATGATGCGATATCTTAATCCTCTTGAAGCTATTAAACGTCTCGCAACTGCACAAGGTATTGATGTCCTTAACCTTGTTAAGACTGAGCAACAGCTACAACAAGAAGCTGCTGATGCACAGCAACAACAAGTTATGGGAAGTCTTGTAGATCAAGCTGGACAAATAGCAGGTACAGATATGATGAGTCCTGAAAAGAACCCAGAAGGTTTTGATAACATGAGTGAAATAGTCACTGATCAATTACAGATGGCTCAAGAAGAGCCAGTACCACCACAAGAATAGTATGGCAGAAACAATGACTTATGACGCTGGTACTGATACAGTTACCACGTCTGAAAACCTAACTCCAGATGAACAGAATTCTCTGGAGGTTGGTACTGAGATGCAGAACCAGCAGGAGAATCTTCTTGCTGGTAAATATAAAAATGCTCAAGAATTAGAGAAAGCTTATGCTGAACTTGAGGCTAAGTTAGGTTCCCAAACAACTGATACCCAACCTGAAAAGGTAGAAACATCAACTGATACTAAAGCAGATGAATCTACAGGGTACTTAGAAGATGGTTCAGTTGATTATGCAGAGGTTAATGAAACCTATGGGGATCAATTAGGAGAACTTTTTAAATCTAATAATATAGATCCTTGGGCTATTAGTACCCACTTCCATGAGAATCAAGGTTCAATAACTGATGAGATGTTCAGCCAACTTGAAAGTGCTGGACTATCTAAAGCAACGATTAATTGTTATCTAGAAGGTAGGGCAGTACAAGCTGGTTATACAGAATCTTCAGGTGAGGTTGCTGATCTATCAGAATCAGATGCTAATTCTATTAAGAATTCTGTAGGCGGTGCAGATGCTTATAATCAGATGACGCAATGGGCAGCAGCTAATTTAGATCAGAAAGTCATAGAGGCTTTCGATGGTCTTTTAGATACCGGTAATGCCGGAGCAATTCAACTCGCAGTAAATGGTTTGAAAGCAGAATATGAAAACGCAACAGGGTATGAAGGTAGGATGTACTCAGGCAAACCTCCGGCTTCTAGTGGCGATGTCTTTAGAAGTCAACCGGAATTAGTAGAGGCTATGTCTGACCCTAGATATGATCGAGACCCTGCATATCGTCAAGACGTTATAGAAAAACTCGATCGTTCAGATCTATCATTTTAAAATTATGTGTGCTGGAACCGGTACCGTATTTGAATCCATAGTTAGGCAGCGGATGGGTTTGGGTCAACAAGCCCCTAAAGCTGATGTTAAATTTGATTCAGCTGGAAGAAATATTTATCCTGATGGAACACCTAATTATCATTCAGGTACAGACTATCAAGATAGTATGAAGATAGGTGATACTGGAGGAGGTACCTTAAAAGGTGATGAACCACTAGTTGATCCTAATAGAAATCAAGGTGAAAAATTTGGAGTAGGTGGTGGGACTGCTACTTTGAATTATTAATATTATTAGCGCCGACCCGAACTTTCGTCCTCGGCCATTAACTTACAATCTTTAATTTAATG